CTAAAAGCTGAACAAAAACGTAGAGAAGAACAGAAGGAAAAACTTGATAAGTTCATGAAAGCATAATGATCGTAAGAGAATCTATGGAATTTCAAAGAGGGGGCGGAAGCCCCCTCAAAAGTTTAAGGATTGGTCGTCTTGAGATCCTTAAAAAAGAACTAGAGGATAAAAAATTTGGTTTTGAATCTTGCAAGGATAATTTAGAAAGAATTTCTAGAAAATATGCTTTAAAAAGTCCTTCCGGAAAGGTTTTCTTTAAAAGGGAGCTTAGTGATGCTTTCGAACAAATGTTTGGATCAGATTTTAAGAGTTCTTATGAATCCAAACAACAAAAAGATGCTCATTCAAATAAATCTAGACAATTTTTTAAGGATTTAATAAAGAAAGTTAAATTGAATGATTCTCAAATATCTGAGGACGAATTATTGGAAGCTATTGATGAGTTCACTAAAGTAATTACCCCGGATCCTTTATGGTTTGAAGCAGTTCTCGGAAGTTTTGCATATACGGCTGAAAATTATTAAAACTCTTTTATACCCTTTCAATATAATATCCAAACACATAATACATGAGTGGAGTGGATGTCCTCGGATACTCATCCTTTTTAGTATCCATAATCGGAATATTATTAAATGCCAAAAAGAAAATAGCTTGCTGGCCAGTTTGGTTAGTAAGTAATTCAGGCTGGATTGTATATTCAATATTGCAAAAGGATATTCCTCAAGTAATATTATGGATAGCCTTTTCAGTCTCAAATGTTTATGGATGGTATCAATGGAAAAAGGATTTTGAAAAAGAGAAATTTAAACCAAATGTTTATACTGATATTGATTAAATTATGAACGAAACAGATCTTAGACTCGCTTTTAAAATGGATACAAGCTATTATCCATGTTGGCCGGATACCGGAAGATTTGAAAGGTATGCCGACAGTATTAGAGGTTTAACTCGATCCATATATGCTAAATGGTTAGAGGATAAATTTGAAAAACCTCTTGATATGAGAAGATTATTTCATAGAGAAACTGGTCTTGGCGATCCGGTCATTGACAATGGAAATTATTATATCACAGAATATCGTAATTGGCTCGAGAGAAAAGCCCTTTGTAATCGAAAAGTATTAGTACAGATTAAATCTCTTCTAAATCTATGAATCGTTATTTAACAAGCGAATATGTTGGCATAGGTCATCCGGATAAAGTAGCAGACCAAATTTCTGATGGCATTCTTGATATGTACTTGGGAAATGATCCCAATTCACGAATAGCTGTAGAAACATTAGTTTCCGGAAATAAAGTATTTGTTGTTGGAGAAATAACCAGTCGAGGTAAATTTTCCGAATCCTTTATAAAAGACAAAATAAATGAAATCATAGTTGATGCTGGTTATGATTGTAATGTTCCGTGTGAATTCAGGGAAGGCAATCTGGATATTCAGCTTCATCTAAGAGCTCAGTCCCCAAATATTCATCAAGGGGTGGATAAAGAAAATGGAGATATTGGAGCAGGGGATCAAGGTATTATGTTTGGCTATGCAACAAATGAAAATACAGATTATTATCTTCCTGTTCCTTATGTTATTGCAGCAGATCTTCTTAATACCTTAAATAAAGGGATTTTGAATGGAGATATAAAAGGTTTGTTCACCGATAATAAATCCCAAGTTTGCTGCTGGTATCAAAACGGAAATATTTTTATAGATCGAGTTATTCTTTCTTCTTTTCATAGCCCTCTTCTAAGTGTAGAAGAAGTTCAGGATATGCTAAAAAATAAAATAGTAGATCCAGTTCTTGACAAATACTGGAAATATCTTCCCAAAAAAGATGTCGAAATGTTTCTCAATTCTGCAGGGCCTTTCTTTATCGGAGGCCCCGAAGGGGACTCAGGATTAACTGGACGTAAGATCATCGTAGATACTTATGGCGGGTTTGCTCCTCATGGCGGTGGTGCTTTTAGTGGTAAAGATCCTTCAAAAGTTGATAGATCTGCAGCTTATATGGCTCGTCATATAGCTAAGAGTATCGTAGCTAATGGCCTTGCTGATAAAGCTCTTGTCCAATTATCTTATGCTATTGGACATGTAAAACCCTTCAGCATAGCTATTGATTCCGATAGTTCTTTACCTGAAGAATTTTTGATAAAGGTAGTTCAAGAAAATTTTGATCTTTCCCCTAAAGGAATTATTGATTACTTAAAACTTACTGATCAATCTGTTGTAAAATATAAAAATATAGCAGGCGGCGGACATTTTCTGTCTCCTGATTCTCCTTGGGAACAAATAAAACAGTTCTAATGAGTTTAATAAACGAAAAATACAATAAAGTAGTTTGCATCTGCTTAAAAGAAAGGGAAGATAAGTATAAGTATTCATTATCCCAATTTATTAAACATGGGATTGATGTAGAATTTTATCGTCCTGTAGTTCCGGGATATGCTGCTCAATTATTAGAAGATTATTACAAAAGATGGAATAGTCCGGATAATACGAAGATAAGATTTAATCCAAGATTTCCTAATGAGCTTGGAGCAATGCAATCTCATTATCATGTTATTAAATCTGCTTTACTTGAGGGTGCACAAAGTCTTTTCATATTTGAAGATGATTGCGCTTTTCATAAAGATTGGGAAAATCTCGAAGCTAAATACTTTAATACAATACCGGAGGATTCTGATGGGGTTCTTCTTTATTCATTCCAGGCTCAATTATATGCTCAGAATGTAAGAGTAAAACCAAGGTGGACAAAAGGTTATGGGAGTTGGTCTATTTTAGCTTATGGCATGAACAGAAGAGCAATGGAAAGATATATTCAGCTTGCTGATGCTGCCCCGATGATAGCGGATAGTATTACTTTTCACATGATGACTAATGAAGGCTTTAATTTTTATGTTGCAAGCCCTCCATTGGTTGTTCCTGCGAAAGACCTTACTTCTAATATAAGAGGGGAAAATAAAAACTATGAACAGATAAGAACTGTTTATATGATGGGTATCAACGACAACGATTACGAATAATGGAACAGTTAAAAGTTTGGTTTGCAGATTTTTGGCCAGAGTGGTCTGATGAGGATTTTATAAGTCCTATTCTAAAAAAACATTTTGAAATAATATTGGATAGAAATAATCCAGATGTGGTATTCCATTCCATATTTAATAGAATGCAAGAATCTGTTAAATACAAATGTAAAAAAATTCTTTATTTAGGGGAAAATCACAGACCAGAGCACTTTGGATCTAACTATAGTATTAGTTTTGATCCGCACACAGAAACAAATTATCGTTTACCTCTCTGGCAAGTTTATCTTTTATTGAAACCAGAATTAAAGGAAAGACTTTATAACAGGAAAAACTGGGAAGAATCTCAATTTATTAAGTGGTGTTCTTTTACAGTTTCAAATCCTTCTAATTTTATGAGAAATGCGGCTTTTCAACAAATCAATAATTATAAGCCTGTAGATTCTTATGGAAGATATTTAACTAACAATAATGCCTTACAAGAATACTCAAAAGGAAGATACTGGAGAGACGCGAAGGATGATTATTTCTTAACTTATCCTCATAAATTTATGATTGCTTATGAGAATACGCCAACAAGATATTATTGTACAGAAAAATTAATGGATGCTTTTCTTGTTGGAAGTATGCCTATTTATTGGGGGGATCCCAGAGTTGGGGAAGATTGGAATAAGGAGGCTTTTATTGATTTTACTAAAGGATTTGATTTTGAAAAAATAGTTTATCTTGATAAAGATTGGAAATTATTCCAGAGTATTTATGAGCAGCCGGTGTTTACAGATGAACAAAAGAAAAATCTTGAAGATAATTTAAGTAATTTTGAAAGCTGGTTAACCGATAAAATTAAAAAATAATGTATTGGGAAAATATAGAAGGTATGTTTACGTTTCAATTGCTATATAGCAATAGATTTCCTAATAATTCCGTTTTTGTTGAAATAGGAACATGGAAAGGAAAGTCTTCTATTTTCATGGCAGAAAAAATAAAGGAATCTGGAAAAAATATTACCTTTTACACTATAGATCTTTTTAATGGCTTCGGAGGAGGATATGATGAAGATGAAGACGCAAAAGAGGGTAAACTTTTTGAAAAATTTTTGAAAAATTCCGAGCCCGTAAAAGAATTTATTATCCCCCTCATAGGAGATAGTAAAATTTTATATGAGAAATTTGAAAAGGAATCAATCGATTTTCTTTTTATAGATGGTGATCACCGATACGAAGGAATTAAGAAAGATCTTCAATTATGGTTTCCAAAAATTAAGAAGGGAGGAATTATTTCGGGACATGACTATGATGAACCATCTTGCGGAGTAAGAAAAGCAGTAGATGAATTCTTTTCATTTGGTGCTCAATCTTATGCAGGGGGATGCTGGATTTTCTACAAATGAATATAATAGTAATAAGTTTAGAAAGAGCTAAAGAGAGGAGAGAAAAAATATCTTCTCAATGTCATAATTTAGGGCTAAATCCTTTAATTATGGATGCTGTTGATGGTCAAAAGCTTTCTTTGGATCAGCTAAATAAAAAGATTCACCTAATTAACGGGTATAGATTTGGTGATCAATTTAAACCTGGAGAGATAGCTTGCACGATGTCTCATATAAAAGCTCTTGAAATAGCCAACGATGAAAAATGGCCTTATTTAATTGTTTTAGAAGATGATGTTATTCTAGCTGAAGATTTTGAAAAAAGAGTTAAATTTTTATTTAAGATAATTCCTCAAGATTGGGAGCATGTTTATCTTTCGGGCATACCTCGTTTAGGATTTATGAAACCCCCGATGTTAGAATTTATGAATGTAGTTCCAACAATTTTTACGGAATGTACTCATTCTATGATAATTAGAGATAATGCTTATCAAAAAGTAATCAACTATCTTTCTAAGTTTGAAACAACTACAGATGATAGCTATAATCATATTATTTTGTCAGGCGGATTAAAATCATATACTTTTTATCCATTTGTAAGTTATGCTTATGATGAATATACTTATATTTGGGATCAAAAAATCAATAGGGAACATTCATCAAAAAAATATTTTAAAAATAAAATATGAAAGCAATTCCCTTAACCCCACGAGTTATTCATCATTATAAAAATTCTATAGAATATTTTTTTCAAAAAAATATTCAGGATGAGAATTTTTTTCATCCTCATGAACTTTCATATCAGGGGATTCTTGAGGAAGTAACGATCAATTATAAAAATTATTACGTCTTTTTTATGGACGAAGATAATATTTTGGGATATGGTATGCTAAGAGGATGGCAAGAAGGGTATGAAATTCCAAGTTTGGGGATAATAATTGATATTGATCATAGAGGGATGGGAATATCTAAGGTTCTTATGGATCATTTAGAAAGTATGGCTCAGATAAATGGAGCCAAAAAAATAAGATTAACTGTTTATAAAGAAAACAAAATAGCAGTTTCTTTGTATAATAAATTAGGGTATCAATTTTTTGATCACGAAAACGGAAAAGAATTAGTTGGAATAAAAATTTTCTAATATGGCAGATACATTAGGAACTCTTATTGATAAATTGACCACGGTCGATTTAAAAATGTGGAATAATCAGGAAATTCTTTATGAAATAAGAAGAATGTCCTTCGAAGAATATAAGAAAAAATATTTCGAAAATGAAGAAGGAGCTAAGCTTCTATGGGAGACATTGAAGAAAGCTACTGATTTGAACGTTCAAAGAAATCAACTTATAAATGAAGTTGATGAAAGACTTATTGAGATTGTTAAAGCTGGAGTAGCCGGAGAAGATCTTGATAATGGTAAGTTCTTACAGAGATCTCATAAAACTTATTAACATGCTAGAAAAGAAATTTGTTTTGCAGCAATCTGGAATTGGAGATGTAATTATTTTTCTTTCCTGGATTAGCCAGACTATTAATTCAAAGACCCCTGTTTTTATTGATTTTGATAAGAATAACATTCAGACCTGGAGAGAGGATCCCCAGGAATATTATTCTTTCTTAGTAAATTTAGCAAATTTTCTTATTCCGTCAGAAAATATCGTCGTAAAAGAAGGCTTGGACGGAAAGAAAATTTCTATTGAAGAAATATTTGCTTATTATCCTGCTTACTTTATTGATTTCAGGTTTATGGATTTAAGACCCAAACTTAATATAGAATGGGATTTAGATCAAGTGGTTATTAATACCAAGGTTCGTGGATTAGGAAGACATCACTATAATGCCATTAAAAATAGATTTTATCAAGCTCTTAATAATAGCAATAAGAAGTTTATTGTTATGGGGGAGAAAGAAATTGAATATGGCAAAGAATATAAACTTCATGGGGAAAATGCTATCTATTCAATCTATAATGATGTTATAACTAATTTACCGAAGGAAAGAATTACAGATATAACCGTTCCAAAATTGGGCATTACCCTTCCTAGCTTGGACAATATAAAAAGCGACATAAATATAATAGCTAAGCATAAAAGCCTTTGCTTCGGATCCTCTGGCATAGTTTCATTGTGCTGTTGTTCAGCAATAGATACAAGAAGCTGTATTCCAGATAACGAGAATTTTTCAAGGTTTTTGGATTCGCATCACGTTCAGTTAAAAGGACCAGATGCTTTTATAAACGATTTACCAAATTTTTTATCATAATGAAAGTAGGAATATTAGGATTAGGAGTTATCGGATCTGCATGTAAATACGGATTTGAAAAACTAGGTCATAAAGTAAGTGTCCATGACCCAAAATTAAATACCAAAATAGAAGATGTTTTGGATTCAGAAATGGTTTATATTTGTGTACCAACTCCATCAAATCCAGATGGATCCTGTGATACGAGCATCGTTCGAAAAGTTATCCAGGAGCTCAAAGAGAAAAAATACGATGGAATTATCGTTATAAAATCTACAGTAAAGCCAGGAACAACTGAAAGTCTGATAGCTTTAACTGGAAAAATGAAAATCTGTTTTGTTCCAGAGTTTTTAAGAGAAAGATGCGCTATTGTTGATTTCACGGAAAATCACGATCTTTTAGCAGTGGGAACTTATTCGCAGGAGGTTTATGATAAGGTCGTAGAATGCCACGGAAAATATCCTAAGAATTATGTTCAGTTAAGTCCAACCGAAGCTGAGGTTCTTAAATATTATTCGAATGTTTATAATGCAATGAAAATCATCTTTGCAAATGAAATGTACGAAGTCTGTCAGGCTGTAGGCGCAGATTATACTTCTGTTAAGGAGGCATTTGTTAAAAGAGGAACAACCGTAGATCTTTACTTAGATGTAAATGATAATTTCAGAGGATTTGGTGGTATGTGCCTTCCAAAAGATACTGCAGCATTAGCACGTTTGGTAAAAGATCTGAAACTGGATTTGGCTCTTTTTGAAACGATAGAAAACGAAAATAAAAAATTCCGGACAACAGTCTTTGAAGGAATGAGAAAATAATTTATCAGAATGAAAGTTTTAATCACAGGAAGTCAAGGATTTATTGGTTCATATATTTGCCAAGAACTCCTCAAAAATAATTATGAAGTTGTCGGGGTAGATAACTATTCTAAATATGGCTATTTAGTTCGCCCTCAGGATTCTCATCCTAACTTTAAGATCTATAATGAAAATGTAATCTCAGATCATTATTTTCAAATTGTTAGATCAGAGAAACCTGATATAATCATCGGATTAGCTGCAATGATCGGTGGTATAGCGTATTTCCATAAATATGCTTATGATTTATTAGCAGAAAATGAGAGGATAATGGCTCATACTTTTGATTCGGCCATTCAGTCTTTTAAAGAAGGGGATGCAAAGCGTATTATCATATTATCCAGTTCAATGGTATTCGAAGAAACAGAAGTTTTTCCAACCCCAGAATGGGAAGTTAAACAAGTAAGACCTCCTCAATCTACCTATGGATTCCAAAAATTGGCTACGGAATATTTCTGTAAAGGAGCTCATGAACAGTATGGGCTTCCGTATACAATTGTAAGACCTTTTAACTGTGTTGGTGTTGGAGAAGACGAAGCATTAGGAGAAGATGTAGTTACATCAGGAAATGTCAAATTGATGTTATCCCACGTACTTCCCGATTTAGTTAATAAGACTTTAAAGGGACAGGATCCTCTTCATATTCTTGGTGAAGGAAATCAATCGAGATGCTATACAAATGGAAGAGATCTGGGAAGAGCTATAAAAATGGTTATCGAGAATCCTGATGCTATTAATAATGATTTTAATATTTCTACTCCGGTTGAAACAACAGTTCTTGAATTAGCGAAAGAAGTTTGGAGACAAATAAATGGGGACAAACCCTTTAATTATGTCTGTGATAAACCTTTTGAATATGATGTTCAAAAAAGAATACCGGATGTAACAAAAGCAAAAGAAATTTTAGGATTTGAAGCAGAAGTTTCTTTAGAAGAATCCGTACGAGAAGTAATTAATTACATGAAAAAATAATATGGAAGATCTAGAACTTATAACCTTTAGCGAGCTATTAGATAAGCTGATGACCATCAATATTAAGCTTTATAATCTTCTGGAAAAGACTGCAGAGCTGGATAAAATCGAAAAGAAAACTCAAGCCGAGATTGACTTAATAGTTAAGCTTAGCGGAGAAAATATTCGTTTGGTTAAGCAAAGAAGCAATTTAAAATCAGCCATTGATAAGAAATTAAATATGGCTATTAAAAATGGTGGAACAGAAATATTGGACGAGGTTAAAAACTACAGCAAATGATCCCAATTTATAAACCTTACTTTACAAAAGAAAGCTTAAAGTATGCTCATGATGCTATCGATTCTACTTGGATTTCTAGCCATGGGAAATATTTAAATTTAGCTGAAGAAAAGCTAAAAGAGATAACAGGTTCCAAATATATAATCCTAACAAATAACGGAACAACTGCTACGCATCTTGTTGCTTGTGGTTTAAGATATAAATACCCAGATATAACCACTCTCATAGTTCCAACGAATGTTTATATTGCAGCTTGGAATATGTTTCGGGTAAATCCTCTTTATAATTTATCCCCTATTGATGCTAATTTAGATACCTGGAATTTTGATTGGGATAATGAATTTTTTATCAATCAAGCTAACAATTTCGCGGGAACTACAGCTATCTTAGCTGTTCACAATATCGGAAATATTATCAATGTTCCTGAGATGCAGAAAAAAGTAAACAATATCATCATTGAGGATAATTGCGAAGGATTTTTAGGAAAATATGCTGGTAAACCCACGGGAACAGCATCCTTATGCTATTCGGTTTCTTTCTTTGGAAATAAAACTGTCACTTCAGGGGAAGGGGGAGCATTTTGCACGGACAATGAAGACATTTACAATGAAATGAATCGAGTGCGTGCTCATGGAATAACTTCAGAGAAATTTGTCTTTTCTGGTTTGGGATATAACTATCGAATGACTAATGTTCAGGCATCTCTTCTTTATGGACAATTAGAAATACTTCCAGAAATCCTAGAAAAGAAACAAAATATTTTTGATCTTTATATTGATGAGTTAAAACATGATAAGATTCATTTTATGAGATTGGAAGAAGGATCCCATAATCCAAATTGGATGTTTGGTGTTCGTTTTGATTTGCCCAAAGAAAAAATGGATAAGCTTCAGCTTCATTTACACTACAATGATATTGAAACTCGTCCGATGTTCCCTCCAATAAATCAGCATTCTCATTATTCAATGATAGGGGAGAAATTTCCTAATTCCAGAAAACTTTACGAGACCGTATTAATTTTTCCATCTTATCCTGATTTAACCGAAACCGAAGTTAAATATATTTCTAAAACAATAAAAGATTTTCTTAAATGAGCTCAGTCTACATTTATCACCACTTAGGATTGGGGGATCATATTATTGCTAATGGGATGGTTAGAACCATTGCCAAAAAATATGATCGAACTTATATTTTTTGTAAACCTCATAACTTTCCAAATGTTTCCTTCATGTACAGGGATCTTCCAAATTTGAAGATTATTGTGATGGATGATCTCGGGGTTCAATCCTTTATGTCTATTAATCCAGACAATAATTATGTAATAGCTGGCCATGCTCCATTTTGGAAAATACTTAATTCGGGTCACAATACTCTTAAAATTGATGAAATATTTTATCAATTAGCAGGGGTTCCGTTAGAAAATAAATGGAAAGAATTTTTTGTTCAGAGGGATACGACAAGGGAAAAAGAGGTCTTTTCAAAATTAGGATTAAAAGATGGGGATCGATATATTTTTGTTCATGATGATCAAAATAGAAAAATAACTAAGGATCTTCCCAGTCTAAAAGTCATCAAGCCCTGGAATAAGGAATTTACTCTTTTTGATTATCTTTATACAATAGAAAATGCAGAACAGGTTCACTGTATAAATAGTGCCTTCTTTTGTTTAATTGATTGTATTGGGATCAATAAAATGGCCATGTTCTTGCATGAATATGTAAGAAAAGATTTGAATGATGATGCAACTCCAATTTTAGGTAGTAACTGGACAATTTTGAAATAATGAAAAAAGCTCTTATAAGCGGAATTACTGGACAAGATGGATCCTATCTTGCAGAATTCTTACTAAAAAAAGGATATAAGGTTCATGGGATTATTCGCCGTGCTTCTTCTTTTAATACTCAAAGATTAGAAAATATTTATAGGGATCCTCATATTCCTGATAATCATCTTCATTTACATTATGGAGATATTACGGATACACTTTCAATAGATCAAATAATGCAAGAGGTTAAACCTGATGAAATTTATCATTTAGGAGCTCAATCTCATGTAAGGGTTTCTTTCGATGTCCCTGGATATACTTGTCAAACAGATGCTTTTGGAACTTTAAATATGTTAGAAGCAATGAGAAAACATTGTCCAAGAGCAAAACTTTATAATGCAGCTACATCTGAATTATTTGGGAAGGTTCAAGAAATTCCCCAAAAAGAAACAACTCCATTTAATCCTCGTTCACCTTACGGAGTTGCAAAACTTTATGCTTATCATATTGTAAAAAATTATCGAGAATCCTATAATCTTTTTGCTGTAAATGGAATACTCTTTAATCATGAATCTGAAAGGAGAGGATCTACATTTGTAACTAAAAAAATTACAGAAGGACTCATAAAATATCTGAAAACGGGGCAGCCTTTTTATCTTGGAAACGTTTATGCAAAAAGAGATTGGGGATATGCCCCTGATTTTATTAAAGGTATGTATTTGATGCTTCAACAGGAAACCCCAGAGGATTTTGTTTTAGCAACGGGGGAAACACATACTATAAAGGAATTTGTAGATGAGTGTTTGAAACATATAGATGAAAAAGGAACAAGATTTAAATGGAAAAAAGATGAACAATATAGAGAAATTTTGTGGGATGTGCTAATGGATTCTCTAGTTATCGGTATCGATGAAAAATATTATCGTCCTGCGGAAGTAGATTTATTATTAGGAGATGCTACAAAGGCTAAACAAATACTTAAATGGGAACCTAAAGTCACTTTTAAAGAACTCGTAAAAAGAATGATGGAAAATGAAAAAAATAATTAGCTTTTCTGTTTGGGGAACGAATCCTAAATATGCTGAAGCAGCATATCAGAATCTTTTACTCCAGCCAGAAATATATCCCGACTGGATATGTCGCTTTTATATGGACGAGACGGTCCCTAGCAGCTTGCGTACTAAGCTAGAAGAGGGCGGGGCAGAGATTGTTATGATGCCTCCCTCCGATGGTAATTACGGTCTCTTTTGGCGTTTTGAACCACTCAAGGACACTACAATCGAAAGATTTATCGTTAGGGATTCCGACTCTCGATTAAATATCCGAGAAGCTGCGGCAGTTAAAGAATGGGAAGAATCTGGTAAAGAATTTCATATTATGAGAGATCATCCTCAGCATGGGGCTAAAATTTGCGGAGGAATGTGGGGTGCAAATTCAGAATTCATAAACAAAATAGAAAAGGATTATGACAATCTTTTAAAAAATTTTCTATCTACCTTGACTTTCAATAGAATATTTACTCCAAGAGGAAAATATTTTAATTGTGATCAGCCTTTTCTCTGGGCTGTTGTTTGGCCTAGAATAATGAATTCTCATATTGCTCATATTAAGGATCTTCCTAATTTAAGATTTATGGGAAACGAGCGTTTATTCCCTATTGAAAATCCTGACGGCATGTTTGTTGGGGAACCAATAGAATAATTAAAACTTTATTTTTATTTTCTCTATAATGTCATATATTGAGACATTATGGGAATAATTTATTGTGCTGAAAATTTAGTAAATGGTAAAAAATACATCGGAAAAACTTTAGAGTCCTTAGAAAAAAGAAAAGGCCGTCATTTTCAAAATGCTTTTAGATATAATCGTCAAGGAAGATTTTATGATGCTTTGAGGAAATATGGATGGGATTCTTTTTTCTGGATAATAATTGAAGAGAATATCATAGACGAAAATTTAGATTCCAGGGAAATATTTTTCATTCATAAATTTGGAACCTTCGGAAAGGGATATAATATGACCGAAGGAGGAAGTGTTCTCCAGGGATATAAGCATAGTCAGAAAACGAAGGATAAAATAAGTTGTTCCAATCGCGGGATTTCCAATAAGGAAAGATTTATTAAAATATTGGGTGCAAAGGAAGGATCCGAAAAGTATAATAATTATATTGAATCTATAAAAAATAAAAACGGAAAAGGAAAAGCCCGATTACAACTTTTCATCGAAAGAAATGGGGAACAATTAGGGAGAGAGCTCTATGAGAAATTTATTTTATCAATAAAAGAAGCTCGAAAAAGAAAAGGATCAACTAATACTATAAAAGATTATATTGAAAGATATGGGGAAGAAGAGGGAAATATAAAATATTTAGAATTCTGCAATAAATTAAGAAACAAAAAAAGGAGGAAATAAATTCCTCCTTTTTCTTTATAACCGATTAGTTATTAAATAACCTGACCTGCATTAGTTTTGAATACAAGCGTTAAATATTGTGTCTCGGGGTGCCATCCAGCATCTACAAGAGCGTATCTTGTTTTGATGATTACCTTAGGAGCACCGGTACCTTCGGTGATGAGCTTAACGGATTCAGCCATGAGATATGGGCAGAATACTACGCCTGGTTCATCAGAAGCACCTTTACGTCCTACAAGTACTCTGGTGTCATCATAGATCATGTTAGGATCTACGTAGAGAGTCATACCAGCGATTGTACCGAGAGGGTAAAGAGAACCGTTGTTCTGGTTGAAGGTGTTAGCGATTGGGCTGAAGCTGTACTGAGCGTTTGTCTGTAGAGCGGTAGCCATTTTGAGGTTAGTAACGATGAAGTTAGCAGGACCTCTTCTACCTCTCTGCATGATAACGTTACCAGCAGCGAGAATGTTAGCCATTACTCTCTTGATCATGGTATCCTGGTTTTCGAAGGTAGCTCCAACGACTGAAGCGTAAGATGCGAAACCTGGGATAGTCATAGATTCGTTAGTGAAAGTAGATTCGCCATTAGGATAAGCATAAGCAGTTGATGCAAGTGAACCTGTAGAAGTACAGTTCAAGTTAAGGTTGATACCTTCTACTGCAGCAGCTCTGATGTGGTTTTTCCATCCGAGACCGAAGAGTCTTGAAAGGATGTGCTTGTTAATGCTCTGGCTGATTTCGTTGATACCAGCGTTTTCTACCATTGCTATAACATCGATACCCCACTGTTTGTTAAGGTCCTGGATCTGCTCCTGAGTTACAGAAACTGATACCTGGTATGTTCCAACCTGAACGAATTTAGTGAAGAGCTGTAGACCAAGTGCCCTTGGGTACTGCATTTCACCAACGCCTCTTTCCATTGGTTCATAGAGGGTAGTTCCGCTTACGAAAGTAGCTTCCCAGTTGTCATTGTCAGTCTGGCCAGCACCGGTGTAACCCTGAATATGATCTTCAAGGGTTGAAACAAGTGAAGGATAAGTCTTAACAACACCAGCTACTGAAGAGTCGGAAATAATAGCTGTTGAGCCATCAAATATGCCTGCAAGGTTAGTAGCTCCGGTGAAAGTTCCGGTTTTGAAAATTGCGAAACCATCAATTCTGGATTTTCCAACATAAGTAGCAGTAAGCTGAGTTGCTGCATCTTCATTTTGGAATTTAACAACGTCACCAACTGCGGTTGCTGCAATAACTGCAGAAGCGTCAGTAGAGGTTAGCTGAAGTTTGAATGAATTAGGAGCTTCATACTTAGTGTAAGCAGCGGATCCCTGGAAACTAGCTGGGTTAGCAGTTCCCTGATTGTAAGCAGGAGGAGCACCATAAGGCTGTTTCCCACCAGCATAAACATAGTCAAGATAAGAAACCACGCCGGTTGGACCTGGCATAGGAACTACGTTAACGATGTCGAAACCAACGGTTCTTGCAGCAACCTGAAGTGCCATTGGAAGAAGAGCAGGCCATTTGTCGCCTGAACCTTTAGTACCTGCCTGATAGAACTGGTTACCAGTTGTTGCAGCTTGCTGAGCTGGAACTGCTGTACCTACTCCAGGAACGTTATAAAGGGTAGCATAAGGAGCAGAAACTCCTCCCATTTCAGCCTCGTTTAAGGCGTGAAAATGAGCGTATTTAGAAATCCAATTCAATCTAGACTCGTCTTTAAGACCAGTAGTCTTCTGAATCATCGGACTCCATTTTTCTACGATTTGTTGTTCATTAAGTTGTTTCATTTTGAAAACTTATTTTTAAATTTATTTGATTTATTTATTTTTTAACGTTTTTCTGAAAACCCAACATAGCGTCAAGATTTTATCAAAAATTATCTGCTATATCTCTTCATCATTTCCCCTACTGAAGCAATAAATGGATCAATATCGGGTTCTTTTTCATCCTTAGCACCAGTAGGTGTAAAGATTTCATTTAGAGATACGACTGGTTTCTGAGCTATCTTTGAGGTTTCCCAGAAGTTGTTGATCTGGTACTGAGTTTCAAGTGCATAGAACTCGGAACGTGCCTTAATGCTTTCCTTAACTACTTCAGGAGCTTTATCATAAGCTTCTTTGTACTGTTTTGGAGCAAGTTTGAGCCATAGTGGTTCCCCAACTACAGCTGGCTTTAGTGCACTTTCCCAAAGTCCTTTAATTACTTTAGAATCAGTGGTCGGATGTTTTGCTACTTCTGCGGCTACCTTGTTTTTGTCGGATTCTGATAATGCAGCAAATTCCTTTCTATCACTTTCACTCAAAAGAGAAATGAAAGGGTGTTGAGCTCTTGTATCTTCAACTAATTTCTTTTCTTTTTCGATATTAGTGATGATAGTGCTGAGTTTCTCATCAAGTTTGGAAGCTCTTGTTTTGATTTCAGGTTTTGGAAGAGGTTTTTCTTCTGATTCCTTGAGCTTACCTTCTGGTTTGGTATCAAGTTTCATATTCTGATCCTTGGATTTAGGACCATCACCAGTAATTTTTACAGCTGGTTTAGCCTGTCCTTTAACTACGTCAAGAACGAGGATACCTTTAACTTTAGTTCCGGTTGAAACTTTTCCTGGTTCATCTTTGCTATCTTCAATAGTTTTGAGTCCTTTAGGTTTAGCTTCTTTATTAACTTTTGCAGTTTTTAATTTCGCTACGATGGTTTTTCCATCAAAGTGAACTGCAGTATCTTTACCGGCTTCGGTATCAACTTTTTCATTACCTGTTTTGGTTACATTGGTAATAACGCCAAGACCTTTTACGCCTGTAATTCCTGTAATCATAGTTTCTGATAAAGGTTTAGCTGTGATTCCATGAGTTGAAAGAGTCTCATCGAGTTTTTTCTTCAATTCTGGATCTTGTTTTGATTCGGAAACTAATTCTATGTACT